GCCATCACACCAAATCCAATCACCCTTTGTTTGAAACTCAAGGAGGGAAAGCAAGATTCGTTGGTGATACCAGCAAAGTCCACATCGTTAGCCGGGTTCGACCCCACATCCGTCTCGGTTTTGAGTTCAACACCTTTTTCCTTCTTCTTTCTATCTCTTTTTCTTCTAAATTATTTTAATCATCCTTGTTTAAACACATCTAAAGTTACACTGCTATTCAAACATAGTAGCTGGAACTTCAAAATTTATGTTCGGTGTCCAGACCTTGTCTTAAATTTGCAGGTAATTATACTATGTCTTTATGTGTGTTTTGTGTTTTGTCTTATTTGTTATGAGGCATAGGGGTGAGGTCCCCACTCATTGTTATTGTGTTGAGTGTGGAGTTTTTAATTTGTGAGGCAGAGTATCAAGTAGAAGTGGTCTAAAGATTGACAAAAGCTTCTGCTTGGTTGTCCTGCACACGGTTATTTACTCAGTCTTTTCGTTTTATATGTTTTGAAGTATCAGTCAACAGTATATCTTACACTTGTCCTGGTGTCGGAAGCGAAGCTGTTGTCCAATATCAAAAAGAGGATTATCCCAGCACATCAGGGGAGAGATCAAAAGAGTGAGCTAGTTGCTTAAGTGCTTCACCTATCGTCCTGGTGCTTACTTGATTGATCGAACGTATCGTGCAAAAAGCTGATGTCTAATAGGCTACACATCGCCCAATTGGAGTTTTCTGAGATGGTATCAAAGGTTCCAAAAGGGAAAGCGGCGGGAGATAGACCTACTGCGAAAAGGATGTCGATACGTATTAGGTTGTTTATGCAAAATGTCGTCTTCAAATTTTTCTTTAAACAATTTAAATTCAGTGCCTGATCTCGCTGAAGCTACGCAAGTAGTAGACCCTTCGGGGGAACATCAAGTGCAATTTTCAGTTTTTTCTTTTTTACCACAAGCTCAAGTTTCTTTTGAGCGTGCTATTCAATCATCTGATGGTACTGGTGTTTTTATCAATAATCACTTATGGGGAAGTTCTGTTTTTAGTAGTCACACTCATGGTTGTAGTGAGTTTTGTAGTGCTTGTTTTCCATCAAATTTGTCTGTTTATGAGAATTATGATGTGAATATTGTACAACACACAATCGATCAAATGATGTTTGACGCATATGAAGTTTGTTATTGTGATGGTTATCTTCTTGAATGTCCGTTACATCGAACTGATTATGAAAGTGATGAAGACTCAATTAGTGTCTATAGTGAATCAGATGATGATGAAATGCCAATTTTGATTCAACACCAACCTCGCCAATATCAACGATTTCCAGTTAGCTATAGTGAAGCTGTTTCAACTCAATGTTGTATTTGTATGTCTTTTGGTGTTAATTTAGTTAAATTGTCTTGTAATCATATTTTTCATCAAACGTGTATAGAAAGGTGGTTTTCTATAAATGATTCGTGTCCATTTTGCCGTGGTGTTCCTCAAATGTTTGCTAGCTTTAGATCTGCATACAACACTGCTCGTGAAACAGTTGAACGTGTTGCAACAATACAAGATCGTGTTGAAGAAACAATTCAAGCTGTTCAAACTTATGCTGATTCTGTGAATATGGCAACTGAAGGTTTTGAACTTATGATGCATCTTGTTGATTTTATAAATCACGACAATACAACAGTTTCGAATGTATTACGTGTTTGGAATGTCTTTCATATGATTCTTTCACTTGGTAAGATGCTTTCAAAACAATTCGTTCGATATTTTACTGATCTTGATTCGGAAGCTAGTGCATTTTTACCTGAACATTTATTAGGTCAGCAGCAAGTTGATTTCGGAATGTTGTTCACTTCTTCAATGGCTATTGTAAATTTGCTACCTTCAAACGTTAGAACAGCTTTTGATTTCATGTCTAGACATAGTCGTACTCGTTTTTTGTCTGATTTCAATCTGCTTACGGATGGCTTTTATTATATATTAGCTACACCGCGTATAGCTCTTAATTATATGTCAGATAATTTGCCGGTCAATATGCCTTTTCGACGAACAGCATTACACTTACTCGGTAACTTAAGAATGGGTTTAGACATTGTTTATGCTCATTTGCCTGGTTCAATTGAACATAGAATGACAGAGCGTGCAACTGAAGTCATACGGCAATTTTTGAAATCGAATGCCGTAATACGCTCTCAAGCTTTTCTCACTGAGTTTCATCAAGTGCGTGAATTTTTTGATGAGCTACATCTATTGACTTCAACTCATGCTCAGATGCCACCAAATCTTAAGTTTATTTTTGAGAGTTTGAATACAATTCAGCGTATAGTTGACGCTAGTGAAATAACTCGTCGAATAGAACCATTGTGGTTCTATATTTATGGTCCAACTGGTAGGGGAAAATCTGTTTTTATGATGAATATTTTGAATAGTTTAGTAAATATGTCCAGTTATATACATCAGCGTAAACCTCAACAAAAAGAATTTTTTGATGGTTATACCAACGAAGATCTATTTTTTGAAGATGATATAACTGAGCGTGAACAACTCCATAAATATTTGTCGTTTGTTTCGTGTGTTCCACAACCGTTAGAAGTGTGTGCGGCTGATATGAAAGGTTTGAAAAAGTTTACTTCAAAAGCAATTTTTACCACAAGCAATTATAGACCACAAGAAATATTTACCTCTCAAACTATGAAGGAGACTTCTAGTGCCCTAGAGAGACGCGCTATATTGGTTGACTTTTCAGAAGTCACATTCGATGGTGTGTCGTACTTAAGTGCAAATGGAACTCCTAAGGTTACAGCTTATTCTACTAGTCCAGAAGGTATTACCGATGTGGTTTTTACTTTTGACCCCAACAATATAGCTGAATTTTGTGATCATATGTTTGATCTGTATGATGCAAAACAAGCTGTTGTTCACCAACGTCGAACGTATGCTCCAATAACAAGAACGTTTGGACGTCCACAGTTTTTTCGACAGGTTGCACGTAATGCGATCAATCGAATGAAAGCTGTTGTACAAAATGCGACGTGGGGTATAAATGAGATCACAAATTTTCTTCAACTGTTTGTGTATGGAACACCTCAAGTTTTGACAAATGATAATGTGTGTACTATATGTTCGGATACTCCACAAAGTGTAATATTAGATGCTTGTCAACACCGGTTTTGTGGTGTATGTATACAACGTTGGTTAGCAAATAGTACAACATGTCCATTGTGTCGAACTCAAGTAACTAGTGTTACTGGTCTAGGAAATGTAGATCGTGGTCTTATTGGCACAATTCAAGATTTTCGTATACGTGTGTCTTCAACTACAAACAATTTCTTGCATGCCTTGAATGCTGGTTATGCTAATTTTCGAGCAAATCACGGCTTTATTTCATCTTTGTTAGAAGGAGTTGCAATAACTGTGTTAATCACCTTAGTTTTTATACCAATCCAACTTCTTATGGAATATTCAATGATGAAAGCTCGACCAGCGTTAGGTATTGTCCCAAATGCAATACAACAAGAACGTCAAATAGCCCAACAAACTCGCCAAAAAGTTAGAGAGGCTTCTCAAATACCGCGAGTTCATGTTGAATTAGCTGGTGACTCTCAAGTTATTTATCCAGAACGTGAATCAGTACCTTTTCCAACTGAATTGGAAAGAGTGAGAACAAATATGCTTTTTGCACGTTTTGTTTTTCCAAATAATGATACAACGGCTGGTATAATAACATTTGTTGATGCTCTCTCTTTTGTTTGTCCTGCTCATTTTTTCATTTCTGCTGGTGTAATAATAGATAAAATAACTGTCTATGCTGAAGATCAAGAAGGTGCGCAATTAATTAGTGGTCAACAGTTTGTATTAAAGTACATTAATGTTGCTGCTGATGTTTGTTTGTACACCTTTCAAGTGTCTAATCAGCCACGAGTGTTCAAAAATATTTCTTCTGTTTTTTCCGGTGATTTGAATTCTCACGAGTTATTTTTGATAACACCTGATCAAGTTTTGCCAGTTGATTATCCAACCCGGTTGCAATATGATATGAGTTATTTCTATTACGTCGATCCAGTCACAGCTCCAAAAGGTAGTATTACATATTCCCATCAAGCAGCTGGATTGTGTGGTGCATTACTAGTAACTCGTGAAGGGAAGATAGTTGGTATGCATGTTGCAAAGGAAAAACAGACATCGAAAGGTGTTTCTCGATTGTTTTCTCGTGCCGTTCGTTTAGAGCTATTGAAGTGCTCCGAAGTTGGTAAAGAAAGAATTTTGAGTCCTGTTTCTGCCTTTGTATTGCAATCAAATTTGTATCGCCATGTTCCGAGTGAATCGAGTATAGTACCAAGTGATTTGTATGGAGTCTTTCCTGTTGAAAGGCAGCCTGCAAAGCTGATTGGGAAAAACGCAGATGGTGAAAATATTTTGTCAAAGGCGGTAGTCAAAAACATAAAACCCGTCAAAGTTTGTGATGAAAATGCAATGGCGTACGTTGAGTATGCGCTTGATAGGTTTTTAGGCTCGAAAATGTCTAAAGAGCTGACAGATCTAGAGGTGATTCACGGAAATGGTTTAGTCCCGCGCATTGATCCAACATCTTCTGGTGGTGTACCATACAATGTTAAAAATTCTGTTTTAATTGATTACGAGAACTCAACCTTTCGTTCAGATGTTTTAGAAAATATTCAAAAGTTGTATGATGAACATGTCAATAATCAATTTGACGAAACTTCAGTGGTGTTTGGTGATACCTTGAAAGATGAATTACGTGATAATGGAAAAATCTTGAAACCACGTTTATTCGCAGCTGGTCCATTACATTTTACAGTTCTATTGAAGCGTTTCTTTTCCGATCTGATTTATTCAATGTCGCAAGACAGATTGAATAATGGAATCATGATTGGAATCAATGCTCTAGGACGTGAATGGGATGCCTTTGCGAGAAAAATGCAGAGTAAGAGTGATCACATAATACCTGGTGATTTTGAAAATTGGGACGGAGGCATGTTAGCACGCTTTCAAGAACTGCTCAATCTTGCTTTGTCAAAACGTTCATCAGATCCTTCGCTTTGTTTGTTTTTGTTAACCCATTTAGTTCGCACCACTCGTGTAGTATTAGAAGAAATGATTGTTACAACTCATTCTGTTCCATCAGGTCATGCTTTGACGGCTTTTTACAATTCTGTAATAAATTTTTTGTATCAGTGTTATGCTTATTATATTTTGTGTCCTTACAAAGGTCAAACTTTCTCACAAATTTATGACCAACAGATGAAAGATATCTATTCCGGAAAGTATGGAGATGATGTTCTAATGAATGTTAGTGTATCAGCTTCAAAATTTTTTACATCTTTCACATTTGCTGATGTGATGGATTCTATTGGAGTTGGTTTTACTGATGAAAATAAACAAAAACATAAAACTCCTTTTACAACTCTTGGGAATTGTACTTTTTTGAAGCGTTCTTTTGTTTATCACAACGCTTTAAAACGCATAGTTGGTCCTTTGTCTTTAAAAACTTTGTGTTCTTCTATTTCTTTTGTTTCTGACATTTATCGTATGGAGTCACTAGTTGATGAAAAAGTGTGTAATTTTCAACGTGAAATCTTTTTACACGAATTTTTATACGAACCATTAATATCTGTTTTGATCAAGAAATACACTGAGGTGTATGGTTTTTCTCCACCTTTGTTACCTATAGAAGATGTTCAACGCATTTTTGAACGTGAAGAAGCTAAAGTGGTGTATGGTCTAGCTGGTCAAGCTCAGATGCATCGCTGGTGTCCAAGTAGCGTTTCAAACGACACAGCCGTTCGTGCTGGTGTTTTGTTGTGTGTTGTCGATCACTTAGGTAGAGAGCAATATCTGCTTGTAAAAGGTGCAGATTATGTTCAGGAGAATGGTTCGATTATTCGTGGAAAGTGGGGTTTACCAAAAGGTTGTGTCAAAGAAAATGAAAGGATCGCACATGCGGCGATTAGAGAATTGTTTGAAGAAACATCTATAAAGGTAACTCCATGGGATCTTTCTCATCAAGTTGTTTTTGGTTCCAACTATGTTTTTAGAGTGACTCTAACTATGGATCAATTTTGTCAGACTAAATTAAAGGCACGTGACGGTGAAGTCGTGTCTTTTATGCTTGTGCGCTCATTAAGCGAAGTCTCAACTAATATGTTCACGAGACAATTCGCACAAGCTCAGCAATAAAAATCTTCATCTTCCTTCTTGGGTAAAGCATCCCAGCCGCCAAGAAGAGACTGTTTCGCACGCGCAGTTTAATAAGTTGTGCATAAATTTCAGGTGGAACTTTTAAGTTCGTAAAATCCAAAACTTCTTTAGTAGCACTAAAGTTTGATACCCGGCTCATGGTATCAGTCAAATTTTCTTGTTGCATGAGAGACAAGAAAACGAGACTTCTCAATGTTTTATATATTATCATTAGGAAGCAGTATAAATATATCCTAATGATAGTACGTGTGCTACCATTTTGTACAGTAACATCTTAAAAT